AATTTGAATCAAATAAAGATAGTATTAATCTTCTTGCATCCATACTCCAGGTAGATGCTATTAAGCTACAAACTTTTATAAATGATGCTATTAAGGTTGGATTATTTATTGAATCTAAAGGTTATTTCTATTCAAACAGTCTAAATGATAGAATGGAAGAAATGAATAAAAAGAGGCTTAACGGTATTGCAAATGGTAAAAAAGGTGGTAGACCAACTAAAGAAGAAAGCGAAATAAAACCTAAACCTAACCTAAACAATAACCCAACTGATAACCTAAACGAAAGCAAAACAAAACCATTAAAAGAAAGTAAAGAAAAAGAAAGTAAAGAAAATGATATAATAGATAGTGTTGATATTGAATTTATTGCTCCTACTAAAGATGAAGTATTAGACTATTTTATTAAAAGAGGTTATAAAAGAGATATAGCTATTCAAGCCTATTATTATTATGATTCTCTTGGTTGGAAAAACAAATTAGGTAAAGCAGTAATAAATTGGAAAAATACTATGGTAACTAATTGGTTTAAACCAGAAAATAAAGTTAAAATTGTAAACTTACAACAACCTACCTACTAATGGACTTTATAAAACAATATAGCGACATCCAAAGCGAATTAGATTCTCTTTACGATACAGGATTAATCAAAGGCGAAACGGTAGGATTCTCCGAAGTAGATAAATTAATTTCTTTTAAGAAAGGTGCTACTTCTTACATTTACGGAACTCCTGCATCAGGCAAATCGGAATTTTGGTGGGAATGTTTAATTAACTTATCAAAAAGTAAAGGATGGAAGCATTTAATCTTTAGTCCTGAAACTGGAACTCCAGCAGAGATATTTGCCGAGATAATACATAAGTGGGCAGGTAAGCCATTCTTTGATTTGGATGGTAATAAGCTACAAAGACTTACTAAACAAGAAATGTATCGTTACGGTTTAGAAGTAAGCCAATATTTTTACATTATGGATTTAGGAGTAAAAGATATTACTTTAGATGACTTTCACGAAGCAGTAGAGAAATACGGAGTTAAGTTTGATACTGTTACAACAGACCCTTTCAACGAAGTAAAGCACGATTTACACGGCGAACAAAGGGATATGTATATGGCGAGGGTATTAGGCAAAATTAGAATGTATGCAAGGGAATACAATTATCATCATACAATTATTATGCACATAGCAAGGGAAACAGGAGCAAAGGTAATAGATGATGCAACAGGCATTAAATACTATCCACCTGCTGACCCACGATTTATTGATGGTGGAGAAACATCCTTTAGAAAGGGTGAACAAATGATTTGCGTATGGCGACCACCATTTGGAGTAAGCAAGGATGGTACACCTTATCAAGGAAACGAAGTAAAGATAATTGTTCAAAAGACTAAACCTAAAGGCATAGGGGAAGTAGGCGAGGCTACACTATTTTTTGATAAATGGAAAAACTGCTACTACGAAGAAATAAACGGAACTAAAAGTTATGCTGGAAATTATGTTACATTTGAAAAACCAAAAATATTACCTTTTTAATTATGACACCAAAAGAAAAAGCACACGAATTATTTGAAAAAATGGCTTTACATATTTGTAATACTGATGCTCAAGAATGTGCATTAGTTGCAATTGATGAGATATTGAATAGCACTCCACTACACCCAAATGATGTTGATTGGGATGATTGCGGTGCGGCTCATAACTACTATTATTATGCCCAAAAAGAAGAAGCTAAAAAATATTGGCAAGAAGTTAAAAAAGAATTAGAACAAATTTTAGAAGATGGATTTTCAAGAGTATAGAACCAAAAATATTATCTTTACAAAACCAAAACTATGACACTACAAGAATTTGCTAAACATTCGGAAGCCAGGCTTTTCAGTTTAAATTTATTTGAAGAATTGCCAATTAATAAATTATCTTCGCAGTATTATGTGGATGCTTTACGAGAGATAATTAATTTAATTAACCCAGTGCAGGACAAAAAGTTTATTTTAAGCGATGAGAAAGTTACACGAGTTAAGTGAGCCATTAAAAGCTATTTTAGAGGATGAATTAGAAAAAAGGATTCCAAAGACTGATTTTAGACAAGCTACTTTGTTTAGGATAGCAGATTTACTCTTAGTGATGCAAATAAAGCTATTAGAGGCAAACAAAACTAAAATTGATAGTAAGACCTACAAAGACAATCTTAACGCCTTAGAAACGCTTAATTTAGCTTTTGTTATGATGACAGATTTACAAGGAGAAAATTCTTTATTACGAAGTGAATTATTAACTTTGAGGCACGAAGCTGAAATTATTATAGCAGAGTTAAGTGAAAGAGTTAAAACACTTGAATTGATTGACGATTTATAAAAAATAGTCAGGTATTGCGTAATGTGAAAGATGGTCTATCACACCCTTAATGGTTGCAAATTCACAGGTTCGAATCCTGTCCTGACTACAAGTATAAAAGATGTATAGGTTGAATTGATAAGATTTAACACCTGCAATATTTACAAAGGATGTAATGTCCTGTTTTTTAACGAATTAACTGGACAAAGTGCATGAAACGTTACTAAAAACTCATGCAAACATTTAACAAGTACCAAAAAAACATTTAACAAAACCTTTCGGTAGTAGGTAAACCGAACTAAAAATATGTATACATTAAGGAGTATTAAGAAAGACGAGAGAATGAACTCTTTTAATCAAAGTTTAGGTGATTCTTATCATTTAATTGATAGGCATAATCAAACTTACTATGACCTAAGAAAAAGTCATTTTGGTTCTATGGGATTTAGCGAAGAAGAACAAGCTAATTACAACAATCCATTTGTAGTTGGAAAGAGTTTTTCAATGCCAATTTATTTAAACAATGGTTACGAATACTACATTATGACCGAAAGTGGTAAGACTTTTGAGAATTTAAGTGGGTTGGTATCGTAAATTATGCAAACATTTTACAAACACCAAAAAAACATTTATCATAATGGAATTATGATAGTAGAAGAAAATAAATTACCTTCAAATTGCCCTTATTGTGGAGAATTGGTTAATTATTTGAATCATAAACACCATTTATATATGTATTGTGAAAAAGATAATAAAATAATCACAGAAAAAGATAAAATGCAAGAATTTAAAGAATTTGCTTTTGAACTTAAAACAAATAGGGACTATTATAGTAGAGCAAGAATAATAGAAGATTTGGTTAATAAGGTTGAAGAATTATTTAATAAAAAACAGAACATTTAAACAACAAACAAAATGAAAAGCTATAATATGACAAACAAAAGCAAATAGTAAGCCTTTAGATTGACTTTGGAAAATAATTTCTAATTTTACCCTTATGGTGGAAAAAATAGGCGCAGAGCAAAAAAAATAGGCGCAATGATGGAATAAAATAACTTTGTGGCTCAAAAGTGAGCCGTATTGATACGAATTTATACGAATAGTGAGCTTTAAATTTCCCAAAATGGGAACTTTTGTAACTTTAATGACAACTTATGAGTTTAATCTTTGTAATATTAGCAGCCTTTTGTAATTCAGTAATGGATATCTTAAGCACCAGGTATTATGTTTCTATATTTGGAAACTTTAAAAATAGGCAGTTTTGGGATTGGAATATGTCCTGGCGAAACAAATGGCAGTGGGGCGAAAAAGAAAATGGAGAGAAGTTCTTTCTATCTTCAACTATACTTTCTTTCTTAACGGATGGTTGGCATTTATTTAAGGCTTTTATGCTTTTGTTTATGTCTTTAGCAATAGTTACCTATAAGCCTATCTTTGGTTATTTTGATATAATCTTATTCTCGATGACTTGGGGAATAGTCTTTGAGGTATGTTACACTAAAATTCTTATAAAATGAGTACAACAATCTTAAAGAAGAAATTAGACACTATTTTCTCTACTTATATTCGTTTAAAGTATGCTGATGAAGATTTGAATGTTAAGTGCTTTACTTGCGACAAGGTTTACCATTATAAGAAGATTCAAAATGGACACTTCTATTCAAGAAGTATTTTAAGTTTAAGATACGATGAACAAAACTGCCGACCACAATGCTACGGTTGTAATATTGCAAGATCCGGTAATTACATTGAATACTATAAAAGACTTGAAAAAGAAATAGGTAAGGGTGGAATGGATTACCTTGAGTATAAAAGGCATCAAACAAAAAAAATGGGTAAGTTAGATTATCAAGAGTTGATTGACCTATACACGCAAAAAGTAGCTGAATTATAAAAAAATATTACCTTTGTAAAATGAAAACCGAATTAGTAAGCATAAAATTAGTAAAGTCTAATCCTAATAATCCTCGTATCATTAAGGATGACAAATTTAAGAAATTAGTAGCATCAATACAGGAGTTCCCTAAAATGCTTGAAATAAGACCTATTGTCGTAAATGATAATATGATTGTTTTAGGTGGAAATATGCGATTAAAGGCTTGTATTCACGCTGGATTAAAAGAAGTTCCAATTATTAAAGTAAGCGATTTGACAGAGCAAGAACAAAAGCAGTTTATTATTAAAGATAATGTAAGCGGTGGCGAATGGGATTGGAATATGTTAGCTAACGAATGGGATGCTGAAGAACTTGATGCTTGGGGATTAGATGTACCAGATTTTGGTAAAGAATTAGAAGCTGAAGAAGATGACTTTGAAGCACCTGAAGGCGGAATAGAAACGGATATTGTATTAGGGGATTTATTTGAGATTGGAGAACATAGGTTATTATGTGGGGATTCAACTGATAGTGATGCAGTAGCTAAACTAATGGATGGTAAAAAGGCTGATATGGTATTTACAGACCCTCCTTATAAAATAGAAACAAAAGGAGGATGTAAAGGAGATATAGGTAAAGGTTTAAAAAAACAAGGAGAAGATATTGAATTTATAGCAAATTTTGAACCAAGTGAATTTTTACAAGTTTTACCATTAATATTTGATAAAAATAAGTTAAATGCTTATATATTTTGCAATAAGGAACTATTACCTGATTATTTAGTTTGGGCAAGAGATAGTGGCTATTCATTTAATGTATTAATATGGAAAAAGCCAAATGCTATTCCAATAGGAGATTCACACAGACCTGATATTGAATATTTACTTTTATTTAGAAAGTCAGCAATATGGAATAACGGCTTAAAAGATGTCAATTATTCAAGGTGTTTAGAGTTTGGTAGAGAAACTGGATTGCATCCAACAATGAAACCAATAGAATTAATAGCTAACGAAATGCAAATAAGTTCTAATAAAAGAAGTATTGTTTTTGATTTTTTTCTTGGTTCAGGCTCAACAATGGTTGCAGCACATCAATTAGAACGCAAATGCTACGGAATGGAATTAGACCCAAAGTACTGCCAGGTAATTATAGACCGAATGCGTAAACTTGACCCAACAATTAAAATTAAAAGAAACGGAGTAGAGTATGGCATATAAAACAGAAGAATTAGAGAAGAAATCACTTGAGGCAATAGATAAGCATAAATTGTTCTTTATTGAAGATGTGGTGGCATTTTTGCCTTGCGATAAGACTACATTTTACAACCATAAATTGCACGAATTCCACTCTATAAAAGAAGCACTTGAAAAAAACAAAGTTGAGATTAAAACATCAATGCGTTCTAAGTGGTATAAGAGCGAAAACCCTACATTGCAAATGGGATTATATAAGTTAATCGGCACTCCTGAAGAAGCTGAAAGGTTGGGTACTACTTTAAAACATACAGGCGGTATGGATTTGGGTATTACTTTCAATGAAACTAAAACCTATGATACTAACGAAGAAGCAGACTAAAGCACTTGATAGATTAGAAGATAACATAACAAGTGAGGTAATATTTGGAGGTGGTGTAGCAGGAGGCAAATCAGCACTTGGTGTTTATTGGATAATAAAGAACTGCTTAAAATATCCAGGTTCACGATGGTTAATGGGAAGAGCAGTCTTAAAGACTTTAAAAGATACTACCTTAAATTCCTTCTACGATGTATGTAAGCTGCAAGGTATTAAATCAGGTCAGCACTATGTTTATAATGCTCAATCTAATATTATTACTTTTTCAAATGGCTCGGCTATTTACCTAAAAGACTTGTTTCAATATCCTTCGGATGTAAACTTTGACGAACTTGGTTCGCTTGAAATTTCTGGAGCATTCATAGATGAGTGCAATCAAATAACGGAAAAGGCTTGGAATATTGTCAAATCAAGGATTAGGTACAAACTAACGGAGTTTAATATAATACCAAAGATGCTCGGAACTTGTAACCCTGCAAAAGGGTATGTTTATAATAATTTTTATAAGCCTACTAAAGATGGTACGATAAGCGAAAGCAAAGCCTTTATTCAATCTTTAATACAGGACAATCCATATATCTCGGAACATTATATTCATTCTTTGCAATCTTTAGATAAGTTTAGTAAGGAAAGACTTTTATTCGGCAACTGGGAATACGATGACAATGACAATGCTTTAATAGAATATGATAAAATTATAGATATGTTTACTAACGAACACATACCAAGCGGTAAAGGTTACATCTCTGCGGATATTGCCAGGTTTGGTAAGGATAATACTTTGATAATGGTATGGAGTGGCTTTAGGGTAATTGAAATACACAAGCTATCGCAAAAGTCCACAACCGAAGTAAGTGCATTTATTAAACATTTGGCTAAAAAGCATTCAATCCCTTATTCACAAATAATAGCAGATGAAGATGGTGTAGGTGGGGGAACGGTAGACCAGGTAGGTTGCAAAGGATTCGTTAACAATAGCAAGGCATTAACAGGTAATTACATTAACTTAAAGTCCGAATGCTACTACAAGTTAGCAGAGTTAATTAATCAAGCAGGAGTGTGGGTAATGAGCGAAGATGTAAAGATTAAAAAGGAATTAACCGAAGAACTTGAGTGGGTACAAAGACATAACGCTGATAAAGATGGTAAACTTGCGGTGCTACCAAAAGACAAAGTAAAAGAACACTTAGGTAGGTCTCCCGATATAAGTGATGCCTTGATGATGCGGATGTGGTTTGAACTAAAGAAGTTTGACTTTGTAGTAATGTAAAAGTTATCTAAAATTATCGTAAATTTGTAAAAATAATTGCTTATGAATCTCATACAAAGAATTAAAGCTGCTTTTATTCCTTCTCAAGGTAGTGATGCAGGTAACAAATACAATCAATCATTATTCTCTTATTTCAACGGAATATTCTTTAACATCCCTAACAACCCAAGAGCGTATGTTCGTAGCGGTTATCAAGGCAATCCTGATGTATTTGCTATTATTAATATGATTGCCAAGAAGGCTGCTTCAGTTCCTTTCTATGTTTACGAGATTGATAACAAAAAGAGTTTTAATAGAACTAAAAATAATCCTATTAACTTACTTAAAAAGGGATTAACGGAAGTAGAGGGAACGGATTTAAACAGGCTGATTGCAAGACCTAACGAAATGCAATCTCAACAAGAGTATATTGAATCTTTAGTTTCATTCTTAGAGATTACTGGTAACGCTTACTCTTATAAATTTATGCCCGAAGTAGGTAGAAACAAAGGAGTACCAACAAAATTATATCCTTTACCATCTCAATTTACACAAATTATAGGTAGTGGCACATTTGAGCCAATTAGTGCTTATAAGCTACAAATAGGAAACCAAGAGATTGAATTTAAAGTAAACGAGGTAAACCATATTAAGTTTTTTAATCCTGATTATAATGTAAGTGGTAATCAATTATACGGAATGTCGCCTTTAATGGCTGCTTGGGAAACTGTTTCAAGTTCTAACGAAGGCACAAGAGCAAAAGCTAAAGCATTTATTAATGGTGGTGCAGCAGGTCTTTTATTCTCAGGAGATAAAGATGCAATGTTAGATGGCGAACAAATAAGTAAGATTAACCAACAGATTGATAGTAAACTTACAGGTGCAGATAATTATAAGAGAATAGTAGCTACTAACGGTATTGTGGATTATAAGCAAATCGGAATGTCTCCAGCAGACCTTGAAATTATTAAATCAATAGGTGCGGATAGAGATACCTTATGCAGAGTGTTTGGTGTTGACCCTATCTTAATGGCTACTGATTCGGCTTCGTATAATAACAAAGAAATGGCTTACAAAGGTTTAGTTACTAACACAGTTGTACCTATCTTAAATATGATTAGAGGTATGTTTAACGAGGTTGCTTTGTACTACTCTTTAAGAGATGGTAAAGAATATTATATTGATTACGATGTTCAAGCGTTTCCTGAAATGCAAAAGGATATGGAGAAAATAGTTACCCAAATGAAAGAAAGTTGGTGGATTACTCCTAACGAAAAAAGAGATGCTATGAATTACGATAGATTAGACCAAGAAGATATGGATAGAATTTTAGTCCCTACTAACTTAACTTATCTTGATGAATTAGGAATGTCAGACCAAGCGTTATAATGAGCCAAGAGGAATTTGACATTAAACTACAACAATACCTTGAGGTTTACGGCTATCGTATGTTCTCAAAGGCATTGAAACAATCTATTCAGCCAATATTGGATGCTTTAAATCAATCGGAATCGGTTGCGTTTACAAGTTCTATTGCTGGTATGTTATATACCGGTGTTCCCATTGCAGATGCTATGCAAACTTTCTATAATACTGCCTGGACCAAACAGTCAAGAGGATATGTTAAATGGCTTAAGGCTAACTTACCACCGGAAGCTACAATAGGTGTAGGTTTTGAGAATCCTATTATGGATGCAGCTTTAAAAGATTACTTTAACACCATAGGCGGTCAGCACATCAAAGATATTAACGATACAAGTTTAAGAAGGGTACAATCAGCATTTCAAACGGCTTTAGAAAATAACGAAGGTTTTAGAGGAGCAGAGAAAAGATTAATTAAAGAAGTAGGAATGTCTAAGACAAGAGCAAGATTAATTGCAAGGACTGAATCTTTAATGGTAACTAATGCTGCTAAATATACTCAAAGCGAGATATTACCTATTGAAATGGAAAAGACCTGGTTACACGATCATCCAAAAATGCCAAGAGACTGGCACATAACTTTAAATGGAAAGACTATTGATTTAGATAAGAAGTTTAATGCCGATGGTACGATGATGAGACATCCAGGTGATCCGGCAGGTGGCTTAACAAATAACGCTAATTGCAAATGTACGATGCTTACCAAAGCAAAGTTAGATAAGGAAAATAATATCATTTATAAATAATTGCTAAAAAAGTTAGTATCTTTGTACTATCATAGTTTGGTGTTTTGGTTTTAGGGTGGGTAGGTAACTACTCACTCTTTTTTAAACACTCTAAAAATAATCGCTTATGAAAAATATAAGTTTCAAGAATTACAACGCTACTATTAAAGACTTGGATGTCGCAACAGGAATCGTTACAGGTTACTTTTCTCAATTTAACTCTATTGATTTAGATGGAGATGTTATAATGCCAGGTGCATTTACTAAGACTATCGCAGAAAGAGGACCAGATTCATCAAAGCCGGAGATTGCTTACTTATGGCAACACGATACAACGAAGCCTTTAGGTAAACTTTTAGTGTTAAGAGAAGATAACTTTGGTTTATACTTTGAAGCTAAAATGAGTGATACTACTTGGGGCGAAGATGCTTTGAAACTTTATAGAGATGGAGTAATTACTCAACATTCTATCGGTTATCAAGTAATAAAGTCGGTAGAAACACAAATGGATATGGAAGAAGAAGTTGAGCAAATCTACGAGGTAAAACTTTGGGAAGGTTCAGCAGTTACTTTTGGAGCAAATCCAAACACACCTTTTACTGGCTTTAAGTCAGCACAAGAAAGAGAAGACAGAATTAAGACTTTAGTAAAGGCTATCAAGAACGGTAGCTATACTGATGAAACATTCGGTCTTATTGAATTTGAATTATTAAAACTTGTTTCACTTGCGAAAACTGAAGAGCCGGTTAAAACCACTACAACAGTACAAGAGCCGAAAGAGGACAATAAGATACAAGAAATAAAATTATTTAGAAACCTTTTAAATCTATAACAAGATGGAAGAAATTAAAAATTTAGCAAACGACATCAACACAAAGTTTGATGCTAACGCTAACGCTTTATTAAGCGTAAAAAGTGAATTATCTACGATGGTAGAAAAAAGTATTGATTCAGTTAAAGCTGAAATCAAAGCAGTAAAAGATGAAATGGACAAACAAGCAGAAGAAGTATCTCGTAAGAGTGCAGCTAAAATTGCGTCTACTAAATCTATCGGTGAGCAAATCGCTGAGAACTTAGATTCTAATATGGCTATCGCTGAAAAAGAATTGAAATCTTCAGGTGGTTCATTCACTATGAATTTAAAAGCAGTTGGTAATATGTTATTGTCATCTAACTTAACAGGTGATTCAGTAGCTACTTACAACCAACAACAAGCAATCTTGCCTTCGCAAAAATTGAACTTTAGAGATTTAATCCCTACTGTACAATCAGCAACAGGTACTTTTGTTACTTACAAAGAAAGTGGTTCAGAAGGTGCTATTGCAGCGCAAACTGAAGGTGCTTCTAAAGGACAAATTGATTACGATTTGACTGAAGTTAAAACTGTTAATGCTTATATCGCTGGTTTCGCAACCTTCTCTAAGCAAATGATGAGGTCTTTACCTTTTATCGAGCAGACTTTAACTCGTATGTTAATTCGTGATTTCTTTAAAGCAGAAAACGCTTCTTTCTTCGGTACTGTTTCAGGTGCTGCTACTGGTTCTACAACCGTAACTGCTACTGATGATGTTGAAGAAATTATCCAATTAATCGGTAACCAAAAGAGTGCTAACTTTAATGCTTCTTACGCATTAGTTTCTCCTACTCAAATGGCTCGTTTAATTATCAACACTTACAACAAAGGTTACTATGCAGGTGCAGGTGCGGTTATTCTTAACGGCGCAGGTGGTTTGACTATCTTTGGTACTCCAGTATTCGAGGCTTCTTGGGTAACTGATGACAAAGTGTTAATCTTTGATAGAGATTACTTAGAAAGAGTTGAAGTTGAAGGATTAAATGTAACTTTCTCTTACGAGAATGGAACTAACTTCGTTCAAAACTTGGTAACTGCCCGCATAGAGTGCTATGAGGCAATAAATCTCATGCTTCCTACTGCTGCAATTTACGCAGATTTAGGTAACGTATAACGCATATTTGCTACAAGCAATTAACTAATTAAAAGGGTAGGTACTTAATTGTATCTACCTTTTTTGTTATATTTGAACTATGAAAGGCATTTACAAAATTATATCTCCAAGCAATAAAGTTTATATTGGACAATCTATTGATATAGAAAGAAGATTTAAACACTATAAAAGATTAGCTTGTAAAGACCAGGTAAAGATTTATAATTCTTTTTTAAAGTATGGAGTGGATGCTCACATCTTTGAAGTATTAGAGTTATGCGAAACTGAACAACTAAACAATAGAGAAAGGCACTACCAGGACTTATACGATTCAGTTGCTAATGGATTAAATTTACTTTATGTTAAATCGGAGCATTTTAATGGCGGTCATAGTGAAGAAAGTAAAAAAAAGATAAGTGATTCTAAAAAAGGTAAAACTTTTACTGATGAACATAAATACAAAATAGGTTTATCTAATAGCCGAAGGGTAATATCTGCCGAAACTAAAGAAAAACATAGGTTAAATGGATTAGGTAAGAAAGCCAGTCCCGAAACTAAAGAGAAATTAAGACAAAATAGATTAGGTTATATTCATTCTGAAGAAACCAAAGATAAAATATCTGAATCAGCAAAGAAAGTTGTCCATAAACCACATTCAGAAGAAACAAGGTTAAAGATGTCTGAATCCCAAAAAAAGCGTTTCGCCAAATAGTTTATTATTGCTAAAAATCTTAGTATCTTTGTACTATGTATAAATGCACAGTTGATATATCTTATAACGGAAAGAAGTATTATAGAAATAACTATTATGACTTGGTTTTAAGCGATAAGATGAAAGAATTTATTAAGGTTGGGTACTTTACTCAAATCGTTGATAAAGGTGTTACAAAAGAGTTTAAAGGCAAAATAAAGAAAAAGTGATAAACTTATATCCATACCTAAA